CATCATCTTAATATGTGTGGCAATCTAGGAGATCCTATAATTGCTAAAGACACATTAGAAATTTTTAGATACTTACGTGAAACTAATCCGTACATGACTTTACAAATGCACACAAACGGAAGTGCAAGATTAGAATCTTGGTGGAAAGAACTTGCTACTTTAAAAGTTAAAGTAGTATTTGGAATTGATGGATTAGAAGATACCCATGCATTATATAGAATTTCAACTGATTTTAATACTGTAATGAAAAATGCAAAAACATATATTGAAGCAGGAGGAGATGCACGTTGGGATATGTTAGTGTTTCAGCATAATCAACATCAACTCGAAACTTGTGAGCAATTAAGTAGAGATATGGGATTCAAAGGTTTTAATTTTAAACACACAACAAGATTTAAACAAGGAAAGTTTGACGTAATAGATGACGATTATAACATCACTCATACATTATATCCATCAAATAAAAGTTTAGAAATGATAGCACCAGCACAAAAGGCTCAAAACGAACTTATGCCAAAGATAACTTGTAAAGCAGTAAAAGATACTCAACTATATGTAAGTGCTAATGGCAATGTTGCTCCGTGTTGTTGGTTAGATTTAGAATGGCTACCTACATTGTCTGATTCTCGTATAGATTATATGACAAAAATTAAAATATATCCTAATTTATATAAGCAGTCGTTTGTTGAAATATTTGACAGTGGATATTTTAACAAGATTAAAGGCTGTTGGACAAGCACAGGACTTAAAGAATGTGCAAAACAATGTGGAAGTTTTGATAAACTGAATGAGCAGTTTGTGGAGAAGAAAGAATATGAATAAAGTTCTTGTACACAAACATATTATTATTAGAGCAGAGGTGTTAGATCCTATCATTAATAAAACTAAAAGTGTTAAATTCCTTAGAAGAATGATCAAAGCAATAGGAATGAAGGCAATGTATGGTCCTGTTGCATCTTATTCTAAAATGCCAGGTAATAAAGGATTAACTGCTTTTGCAATAATAGAAACTAGTCATATAGCCATGCATATATGGGACGAAACAAACCCTGCACTAGTACAACTTGATGTTTATACGTGTGGACCATTTGAACCACAGAGTGTTTTAGACTTGCTTCAAGAACTTAAACCGACAAAAGTTGAATTTAAGTATTTAGATAGAGAGAAAGGCTTTACGGAACTTACAATATGAGTAAAACATTTTGCCCTTTACCGTGGATACATTTAGCAACAAGACCTAACGGCGATGTTAGAGTGTGTTGTACTGCTAATGCCAGTGGTGCAGGTGAAGAAGATGATAAAACAGCAGGATTAGTAAAGCAAGATGGTGTTGCAATGAACCTACGTGATCATACTATTGAACAGGTATGGAATAGCGAACATATGAGAAGAACTAGACTGCAAATGTTAAATGGTGAAATACCTGCAAGTTGTCGTAAATGTTTTCATGAAGAGTCAAAAGGAATTATAAGCAAACGTAATTGGGAAACAGAAGTATGGAAAGAACGTTTAGATATTGACACTATTGT